GCTGTGAAGAATCCTTTTCCAGTGTTAGTAAGCACTCCATATAAAAAGTTTTCCATAGTCTTCCTCCTTTTAAAGTTTATATAACATATTTATTAGCTTTGTGTAAGTGTTTTTACGTTCAAAGATGTTGTTTCTGCAGTAAATTCTTCTGTTGCTGTTGAAAATGGTGGAGCTCTTCCTCCCATTGCTAAAGCTGCAGCTGCTGTTCCTGCTCCTGTTCCACCATATCTACCTGTTGCAATACTAGGTTCTGTATTAAAAGATGTTCCATTATACTTTTGAACAAAAGCATTAGGAGTTGAATTTGTTACAAATGTTGTCATGTTATCCTGTGTTCCTGCACTAGAACTACCACCAAATGACATGGAAATAAGTGGTGCATTTGAAGTAGTCCAAGAACTACCATCGTATTCTTCTGTTAAAAGACCTGCACCAGTTCCTCCAATGCTTACTGCAGCTGTTTGTGTTCCAGCCACCATGCTTGCATATCTTCCAGTTCCTAAACTTCCACCAGCTGTCCAATTAGTTCCGTCGTATTCTTTGGATGTAGTTGAATTTCTACCAGACGCAGGTGGAAATGTATCTCCACCACAGGCTAAACCTGCTGTTAAAACACCACATCCTCTAGAAGTAGCGATTGATATTGGATAAGCATTTACTGCGGTCCAGGCGCTACCGTTATACTCTGCAGTAGTAGTATTACCATATGGACTTCCTCCGCCATAACCAACTCCTGCTGTTAAAACACCAAAAGCTCCAACTCTTGTATACGAGGCAGGATAATTTCCTCCTGAACTAAAACTAGTTCCATTGTAATGCTCTGTATTGTTTGTATTTGAAGGGGTCTCTCCACAAAAAACAGCAGCTGACGTTTGAACGCCAAAACTTGCACCATCTTGTCTTGCAGTGGACATAGCTCCACCACTAGCCCATGCTCCAGCTGTAACGACAGTTGCTCCTGCATTCCATTCCTCTGTGTTAGTCATTCCCGATCCAGGAGGACTACCGCCAAAAGCTAATCCCGTTGAATTAGAAGGAGTAAGTTGTGCTGATCCTAAAGCAACTTTTGCAACTGCCATACTTGCAGGTGATGTTGTCCATGTAGAACCATTATATAATTCTGTAGCTGTTGTTCCTGGGGGAATACTTCCTCCAAAAGCCAAAGCTGATGTTTGAATACCTCCACATCCCATTTGATTTCTTGCAGTGTTCAAAGAACCAGTTGCTGTCCAACTACTTCCGTCATAATGATATGCGTTAGTTGTATTAGCAGGTGGAACATAACCTCCAAAAGCTACGGTAGCTGTTTGTAATCCAGCTGCTCCAAGATTATATGTTGCTGCTGGTAAAGCTCCTCCATTTGCCCAATTAGTACCATCATATTCTTCAACATTATTTACACCACTAGAACCATCATAACCACCAATAGCTAAACCTGCAGGTAAAGTTCCAGCACCACGAAGTGCTCTTCTTGCAGTATTCATAGCTCCACCAGATGACCAATTTGTTCCATCATACTCGAAAGTAGTAGAACTACCCGAATTACCTGGATAACCTCCAGCAACAAAAGCTGCTGTTTGTGTTCCTCCAGTTGCAGGTTTATGTTTTACGCCTGGCATGTCTTCAGCGTTAGCCCAACCACTACCATTAAATTCTTCTGTGTTAGCTATAGTTCCAGATCCAGGTGATTGATATCCACCCACAGCTAAAGTTGCTGTTTGTGTTCCCGCTCCCATTAATTCTGCTCTACCAACGTTTAAAGGTGCAGCACTAGACCATGCTTCACCTGTTACAACAGATTTAAAAGTATTGTCTGTTGAGTTAAACCAGATTTGTCCCTCAGCCGCATCATCCGTTGGATTAGTTGTGACTGTTTTAACTGCTTTACCGTGTAATTCTCTATATGTTGCCATAATTAACTCGTTGCAAATGTTTTTACATTGCCTGCTGTTGTTTCTCCAGTAAATTCTTCTGTTGTAGTTACTCCTGTTGATGGACCGGTTGTTCCGCCAAAAGCTAATCCCAAAGCCGCTGTTCCAAGACCTCCTAATTTTTGTCTTGCTGTTGCCATGTTTGGTCTTGTAGACCACGCTGTTCCGTCATATCCAAAAGTTGTAGCTAGATTTGGACCAGAAGTTGTTCCTCCAAAAGCTATAGAATTATCTTGTGTTGCATTACTAGATTGACCATGAGCTGCTACAGCTACAAGTAAACTTCCACCGTTTGACCAAGAAGAACCATTATACTCTTCTGTTGCTGCAGTAATAGAACCTGTGCTTCCACCACAAATTAAACCTGCTGTTGATGTTCCAGAACCTCTAGCTCCTGATCTTGCTGTATTTAAAGTTGGTGCTGTTGCATAATCTGTTCCATCATATGAAAGAGTGGTATTAGTAATTCCAGGTGCTTCTCCACCACAGACAAGACCTGCTGTTAAAATTCCTACTCCTGCTGCTCCTAATCTTGCTGCAGGTAAATCTTCTCCAGATGACCAAGATGAACCACCATATTCTTCAGTGCCAGCTACTGCAGATCCTGGATCTTGTTTTCCTCCAGCACAGACTGCTGCTGTTTGAACTCCAAAACCAGTTGCATTCATTCTACCTGTACTTAAATCTCCTTGTTCTGACCATGAAGATCCATCATACTCTTCTGTTAAACCGTTATTTTTATTAGGAGCAGTATATCTTGCAAAACCTAATCCTGCTGTTTGAGTGCCAACACCTGATATATTATATCCAGCTGATCCCAAAGCTCCACCACTAGCCCACGCTGCTCCTGTAACTATATTTATTGATCTATTAAATTCTACTGTAGTGGCATAAACTGTGCCTGATGGATTTATAGCTGATAGCCAACCAGCATCTCCAGTTGCTCCTGCAGCTATCCCATAAAGACCTCCTGGAGAAGTTGCTCCTGTGGGAGGTAGAGCTGACCAACTAGTTCCATTATAAGCTTCTGATCCTGAGTAGTTTGAAGCATTAGTCTGTGTTACAGCGTTTGTTTGTGTTCCCCATGCCGTAGCAAAACCTGTGCCTGTATCTAAAGTATCTGTAGCGCTCCATGATGTGCCATTGTATTCTTCACAGTTTGTCATTGCATTTGGAGATGGATCTATAAAACCACCAACAATTAATGCTGCTGTTCCTGTTCCAGCACCACTTGTAGTATTAAACATTCTTGTAGTTACGTGATTTGGTCCGTTTGCAAAATTGGTTCCGTCAAAAGTAATTGATTTATTAGTACCTGAATTACCAGATGAACCATCTCTACCAACGGCATAAATAACACTAGATTGTGTTAATCCACAACTAGCCAAATTATTGGCTGCATATGGTAAACTATTTGCTGCTGTCCAAGATGTGCCATTATAAGAAAATGCATTGGCTGTCATGCTAGGTGTACTACCCCCAGCTATTATTCCTGCAGTTTGTGTTCCAGCACCCGCTATTGATTGACCTGCTGTAGGTATATTTGTTTCTTCACTCCACCCAGTTCCATTATAATGTTCAACATTACTCATAGGAGTGTTGGGATGTTTAGTTCCAGCTACTCTAACACCTGCTGTTTGAGTACCAAAAGAACCTGCTGTATATCCACCTGTGCCTAAAGGTGCAGCACTAGACCATGCTTCAAGAATAGCTAATCCTCTAACAGATTGTGTAGTTGTATTATACCACATTTGTCCCTCAGCAGAATCTGATGGGTCTGATGATACAGACTTAATTTTCTTTCCGATTATTTGTTCGTAAGTAGACATTTATTCAGTCTCCTTAATTATTCTTCAAGAGCCAACCTTGTGTGCTGTCTACATAGACTAAAGTATTTGCTGCTCTTTCTGTTGAAACTGTTAATGG